AAACTTTTTCAGTTGCTTCTGTGTCTTGGCCCAGTTCAATAGCATTATTGTCGTGTGAATATCGTCGGTTACTGGAAAGGAATCCGCTATCGAATCATCGATCTGAGAATTCCCCCCAAGGTGAACAACGTAATCCGGAGAATCTTCTTTCTTGGGAACAATCTCCCAGTCCGTAGTTTCCCGCACGTATTCCTGTAAGTGCGAGCCGATGAATCCTTCCGCGCCAGCGATGTAGAGCTTGGTCATTGGTTCACCGTCTCAAAAATCTCACGCATGCGAACTGTCCAGGTGTCGTGCTTGCGAACGTAATCCACTCCATCTATGACAACTTGTTTTACCCCTCTAGGATTTTGGGAAATATCCGAAAGCAAAGCTTCGATGGAATATCGCAGGCTTTGCAAATCTTGAGCCTCATAACATGCCATCGGTACTTTCAACCCCTTGATCGAAGGATGAACGAGTAATCCATGTCGTCCGATAGTTTCCGGAACACGGTCACTCCAATAGTTAGGAATCCCCGCGCCGAAGCAATCTCCGACCACCACTTTCATGGAAGCGTAAACGTCGTTGAGCAGGTGGCCGCGCACGCCTTGCACATGCTTGAATCGGTTTCCATAAGTTTCTTCTAGGAAGGCGACCAATTTTTCGCGGAACGGATACTCGGCGTGGTAGCTCCTAGCACCGACAAATCCCACATCGCAGCGGTACTCGTCTCTTGGCGTACCAGGATGGCAATAGACTTCGGAGACCGCTGGTTTCATCCAGAAATGGTTCACTCCCCGCTTGGCGAAATCCTCCTGTCTCGAGCCGTCGGCGGTAAATACAAAATCTACTTTCCAGAACGGAATTTTGCCGATCAGTTTTTCCCGCTCCGGAATATCCCAAAACTTATCCAAATGCATGGAAAAAGATCGAACACCTGCGTACCGCAGATCCGCCAGGTACTGGAACATATTTTTATCCGGAATCTGCAGCCAGCCCGGCGTGCGCACCCACAGGAAATAATCGATGAACTCCAAATTCTCAAGATCATAGAGGGTGGTCTGGTCTTCCTGCAGTTTTATGACGTCCATGCCCAGACGCTCCGTGAGCGCCCACAGGATCATGTTTTCCGTGCTCTCGCTGGCGCGGAAGTTGCCGAGGAAGGCAACCGTCTTACCTTCCCCGGTCTTCCGCCGTGGGGGTGTGGCTTTTACGGCTTTCACCATAGGGGTGGTGACCTCAGGGGCAACCTGAAGACTTTTCTCGAATTGAGCCAGGTGCGCAGTGAACTGCTGCTTGAAATCTTCATTGCCTTGCAGAAATTCCGTGCGCGGAGCGCCCGTACTCGCAAAGCCGCGGTGCCCCAGCGTCATCAGATCGCTCACGGCATCGTATATATCTAGCGCCGAGACTTGGTACATCTTCACGGAATTGAACATCGTGTGACCGCAGGATCTGATCTTGTACGCCGACTTGATCTCGTTCATGGGAGGTGCGTCGACCGTCAGGATGTTAGCGTTCACCGACAACGCTTCGTGAAGGACATGCGACCATCCTTCGGTTTGCGATGGCTGCAGGTGAAAACGGCAAACATTTTGCAGAAACTTTAAATGCTTATCGTCTATTCTGCTGATTACCTTGACCCCATTGGGAAGATCTTCCTGAGGAAAATCAGAAACAATAGTCAGATCAGCATCCAATGATTTTCCATTCTTTTTCCATCGCCACGCATCGATGATGGCTTGCGTGTTTTTTACTTGCGATTTTCCGGAAACATGGAGGAAACGTTTATAACGGACAATCGGTTTGTCCATGCGGTCCTCGGAAAGGAATCCGGTGTAATTGGTTTTCTCGCCGAACAGTTCCGTGCAGATGCGGTGCGCTTCCTGCGTTTTGCAAAACACCTTGGAGAACGACTTCTGGATGACCTTGATGTCTTCGGGCATCAGAAATTCTGGGTTCACGAAGATCCACGGCGGCTTTCTGGAGAGACGCACGTAATGTTTTGGAACGGTCTCGAGGAAAATGATCAGCGGGAATACCGATTCGCAAGCTTGGTTGAATTTCAGCAACTCCACTTCATGGCCACTGTTCTTGAGGACTCCGCTCAAAAGGTTGGCGTCCTTTTCGAGACCGCGGCTGTCCAGATTGCTGACGATCCCAAGTTTCAAGGAATCACCTGGAAGGTCATATCAAATTTACGAAGGATGGCGTCGATTTCGTTTCGATCGATTAGAGCGTTGGGGGCGAGACAGAGTTGATCGTTGGCTACGTCGTAGGTCACGAGGCCGATAAATACTCGGCCATTGGCTTCTGCTTCTTCAACTACTTTATCCAGCGTGAAGTCTTCTGGGTCGTCCATGGCGTTCGCGCAGGAGTATACAACAATTACTTTTGTTTCTTTAGGAAAATTCCGGACTTTCCGCCTTCTTGATTGGTGGACTCCACTGCGTCGACTACATCTTTAACGCTTGGCAGCTTTCCGGAGCGGCGTAACTCCTCCACCCGATGAGCGGCCTCTTTCGGGTTGAACATCTCTTGTTTTTCGTTCTTGGACGATTCTTTGGGCTTCATTTCCATAGCTCAGGGGTTCCACTCCCTTGGCTCCGTGGGCTTTGTACAATTCCTGTTCATAGTACCAAAGAACCGCTTGAGCGTCACGGGGTTCAATCCCTAGTTTGTTTCCGACTCTGGCAATCGCTTCACGGGCATTTCTGATCTCGCCAGGCCCCGGAGCATCGTCCACATTTTTTCCCGTCAACCTTCCGGTCCAGCGCTGCCAGGTTCTTGTTGCCCACTTGTCTACGGTTACGAGATCAGGCACGCCATTAAGATTCAAATAGAAATTGCCACCCTTTGGACCGTAGATCACTGCACCGTACTGCTGATCAGTCGCTTTGCCGGAGACGTTCTTATTGAATTGTTTCAACTCGGAAGTAGGATGTTTCGATAAAAGCCAATCAACTGCCCCATTTTCGCCGAATTTGTCGATCAGCGCTTGGGTGCTTCTCATGTTCCCTTCGTGGCCAGCCTTGTACACTCCCCAAGCCTTCCCGTCGGGCTGAGTGATCGGCATCTTCCCAGTTTCCTTGTACAGGTTGTAGGCTTTTTCGGCCAGCATCATATTGTCTGCAGGATTTTTTCCATAGGAAAGTGCCGACCAGAAAGTCTTGAATAGAGCGGCTTTCTTTGGATCTTTGAGCTCTGGGTGAAGTTCAGTCATGGCATCGACGGCCTTTTGCGTATCTGCTTCGTACCAGCCAAGACCGCTATTGTCCGTGGCCATCTGATACTTAATCTCAGGGATGGCCATCTTAATGGCTCGATCTACTGCTTCTTTATCGGAAACTGCCCCGAATTTTTCTTGTGAATATTTCCCAAGCGCTTGCCCGATATCTGCCACGCTCACCGGGCCGTCTTCGCCCTTAGCTTTCATCTGCAGTGGACGTTCGCGAAGTTTCGTAAAAGGAATTGTTTCAACCGTAGGCGCTTCTTCCTTGACCATGCGGTACATGCCAGCGCCCGGCACGCGCTTGATGATCTGATCGAAAGCTTTTTTGCGAGTCAAAGCTTCTTCAGTGACATGCAGATCCTCTGCCGACCCTGGCGCACCTTCAATTGTGAATGTGTAAATATTCTTAGGAGGAGTGAATGGCTTTATTTTTTCTTTCCGAGCAGCGCCTGTTGCAGATTCTCCCGCGCCTGCTTTTTCTCCTGCGGAGACAGCCTCTTCGCCGCCTGCGTCGCCAACTGCAGCACCTGTTCCCTGGTTAGCGCCTCTTTGTTCATAGAGTCCTTTGGCCTTGCGAACGATGTTTTCTGCGCGGTTCTTGCTGAAATGAAATTCTACAGGAAGACCCTCTTCGCGTATAGAGGCTTCACGTTTCATCAGGTCTACAATGCCGGGATGCGACAATCTCTCTTTGGCTCGATCTACTGCGGCATCAAACATAGCCTCGTGCTGGTCTTCAGGAATGTCCAAAGCTTGGAACAGTTGTTTGGCTAGTTTCCTATCCCCATACAGGCCAGGGTTAGTCTTGCGATCAATGCCGTGCAAGAGTTCATCGGAAGCGGCGCCAGCCGCGAATAAATCGGCAAGTTGCGAACCTTTATTTTTCACTACGTCGGTATCAAATCCGCCAGTAACTGGATCGCGAAATTGTGCTCGTGGAAAGAGCACCGAAGCAGTCGCTCCTGTGCCCTTAGATAGTGGATGGCGATGACTCGAGACACCATTGGAGACAAATCCGTCGATTCCGGCAAGCATTAAGTGCGCCAGTTCATGATGCAGGACCGATTCCGCAGTTACGCCGCGAGACGTCCAAACTTTACCAGCAGGAATCGGCATCGGTTTCGTGTAAGGAACACCTTCTTCCTCAGTACTTACTTTTTTTTTAGGAAGCCCTTCTTTGTCGCCGATCTTTCCTAGAACGGTTTCTCCGGCTACTCTGGGACGTTGCGGCGGTGTTTCCTCGAATCCTGCCGGGACTTGTTCTTCCAGTTTGGAGATGCGCTGTGCGATGGCATTGGCCGCTCCGCTGTTGCCCTGCTTGCGCAAATCTTTTTCACGCAAACGCAATTCGTCGATGGTGTCCTGTATAGCCCGGGCCGGAACATTCTTCGGCAATTCTCCGGCTACTCTTTGTACGATACCCTGGCGGCCGACAGTCCCAAGCTGTGTCTCCGGTGCGCGTTCCGCTGCCTCCGCCGTAGGACGGACTTCTTCTCTGGCATATTCGTCTCCCACAATCGGCGGAACATTTGTTTCACGTGGAACAAGTGAAGCGGCGGCTTCCGGCAATTGCGGCGGCGGCCCATTCACGCGTCCAAGCCCACCTTGCGGGATCTCACGCAGAAATTGCGGCGTAATCGGAGCAGGAGGCGGCAACTGTCCAGCCGGATTGACCCAGCGGTTATTCTGGAACCCTGGAGAGCCTCCCAGATTCACCGGACCAGGCATTTGCGTGGCAGGCGCTGGTAATTGCGCAGCAGGTGCGGCTGGGGCTGGAGCACGCAGCGGCGTGGTCTGTACATCGAAAGTATTTGGCCTCGAGGTGTCCGCAAGATTCCGGAATGCCTTGATGGTGTTCAGATTCGGATTCTTGGAACGCAGATAGTCGGTCCAGACCTTGGCCCCTTCGCCAAGCAGAAGACCGAAAAGCGCACCGGGAATCGTGTGCGCAAATCCTCCGACCACCGCTCCGGCACCGCCGGCGGCGAGAGAAGGTCCGCTCTTGGCTACTTGAAAAGCGCTCCAGTTCCCCTTCTTCTGCGCGTCGACGATGGCATCCTCGAAATGATCTCGCACATTGATCAGATCTCCGACACGTTTGCGAAATTCCCGAATTGGAACCGGACGACCATCCACATCCACGGCTTGAATTCCCGCTTGTTCCAGCAAGCCGGGATTGGCGGCATCTCCATACAACATGTCGCGCATGGCATTGGCTGTGGCACGCTGCGTAACCGCAGTAGCTTCACTTTTGGCGATCAAACGCTGATCTGCTGGTTTCGACCTGTAATACGCGCTGGCTTCAGAATCCAGGCGGCGGCGGATACGCTCCATCTCAAACAAACTGATGTCTGGATTGTTGCCGATCAGATTCAGAACTTCCTGCTTGGCGGCCATCTTTTCCTTGTCGGAAAAATGGCTCAAATTCTGCTTGAACGCACTGTCGATGTGGCGGTCGGCACTGGCCACGACGTCATTCACGGGAACTGGAGTGGTCGGCTGCGTCTGTAGTTGAGTGCTGATGGGCGATTCCATCTGGCCGATTCTGTTGGTGATCGCATCGGACGCATCTTCAGGATTCTTGATTTTCCCACGGTTATCCTGTGCAATGCGCTGCATGTCGGGCATTACATTGGAAACCGTTTGCGCGTATTCGGTTTCACTCATCCGCGGTGGTTTGACGGTGAGGATCTGTTTTTGCGCCGCAGCAAGTTTTCCCGCTTCAGTCAACGGAGTGCCGCGGACCACTTTGTCAGCAAGCTTCAAAGGCGCTTTTACTGTTTCGAGAGGATGAGCAGCCGCTTCTCCTCCAAGAACAGCTCCAGTGGCTTGCCCTGCGGCGCCGCCGACATCTCCGGTCCCGGCTTGTTCGCCCAGCGATGCGGCCCATGGGCCAACCAGAGGAACCATCGAAGCGATACGGTGGCCAACAGCAGAAGTCGCATGGCTCACAGACCCTGGAGTTCCAGCAGTTTCTTCCTGGCGGGATTGTTCTTCTAGTTGTCTCGCCTTTTCTGCTTCCTGTTTGTAGGGATCGGTGATGTATTTCTCCCCGAGCCACTTCAGGCGGCCGATAGGATCTATCTTCCCTTCGGCATTCATGCCAACCAATCCGCCAAGCCCATGCTGTTCTTCGCCTTGGGCGTTTTTCCCTTCGCCAAAAGTCAGATCGTAAAGACCCTGCGCGGCTGATCCCACCGCTCCTTTTGCGCCTTCATAAATATTCCCCAGCACGTTCCCGGGCGTGAATCCGTAGTTCTCTGGGATTTGAGGAGTTTCTTTTTCGGTGCGTGTCGGCTTCTGAAATGTTTTTCCGGCGGCGGCACGCAACCGCGGCGTCGACGAAGGCAGGTTTTCTTCAGTAGCTGCCGTTGCTGGCGCAGTTTTGTGCGCACTTGGAACGTCCTCCCATTCGTCATCATCGGCGGTGGCAGTTCCCCCAGGATTTTTTACATCTTCCCAATCGTCGTTTGTCGCCATTTACTGAGTCTCAGGAACTTCTCGATATTCTCCGGTGCGTTTGTTTTGCTGCCACTTCATTCCCTGCTTAGGCGCTCGCGGTGGACCGCCAGAAGTTTTTCCAGCAGCGCTCCCACCACCCTTGGATTCCTCGATCGCATTACGGCGGCGATTAGCATCGTTGAGGAAGGTCTGCACACTGCCTCGCGCCTCACCGATAGCAGCTTTCGTCGCATCCGGTTCATTTTTCAAACTATTCATCACTGCGTCGGCAGCCGTCTCAACGTGTTGAGCATTCTTCATCGCGTGCGCTCCGACCGAAGCCATTCCCAAATATTCCTTGATGGTATGCAGCCTAGCGATGTCTTTATCTCCGGTTCCCAGCCAATCACGAATTGAAGTAAGTCGCCCGGCGCCAGGACCGAAAAGATCCGGCCTGCGGTCCACGATTGCTTCCAATTCATCGAGATTCTTAATCATGTTTTCGCCGAGGTCGGCGCGGCGCTGCTCATCAATAGTAGGCTCTTTGGATTTTTCCACTTGTCCACGCAGCAACTCTTTGCGCAATTCCTTTGTCTCTTCATCGGCGCTGCTGCGGTCTCGCGTTTTCAAAATGCTGCGGGCCTTGTCGCGATTCGTCGGAGTATTGGCGAGTTTGTGCCCCTGTAAATAATCATCGATCGCTTTGTCTTCTTCCGATGGTTTGCCCTGTCCTTCTTTCTGGTTGACCAGTTTTTCTTTTTCCTGCTCCAGGAATTGCACTTGCTTGTCAGTCGCCGGGTCGCCACCCGCGGCGTAAACATCTTGAATTCTTCCGGCCAGCATTTGCTCGATATTCTCTGCACGCTTCTGCTTATCCGGAGTCCCTTCCCAGTCTTTAGCCATGTCCTTGATGGCTTGCGGCGTTTCAGGATCATTGAGCGAATGCAGTCCGCCTTTCGCGTCATGCCAGCCGCGAATGTTTCCGGCTTTATCGAGAATGAGATCCTGGTCGCCTTCCTGGCCGAGTTTCTTGGCGCGGGCTTCGGCTTCCGCCGTCTGTGCGGTCTCTAGTTTTCCTTTGCTCTCGCGCTCCTGCTCTCCGGCGAGATCCTGCTGCGCTTTTCTCTCCTCGAGCCGCTTGTTGAGATCGCTTCCCGGGATCATTGCGGCCACTCCCGGCATCAGGCTCTCGAGCGCCACATTGCCGACTCGCCCAAGCACATGCCCGACCTTGCCCATGAACGAAGGGTGCGAAGCCAGAGTGTCGCCGCGGCGTGCGGCGGTAGCGCGGTCCAGTTCCGATTGATAATACGGAATGCTTCCTGCCTGTGGAGTGGAAACCGGATTTACGCCTTCTGCTCCGGAGGTAAACGGCAGACCACCCTCCGCTCCCGTCGGTGCTGGCGGCGCAGCAAGATTCGGCGCCGACATCGGATTCACGAGCTTTGATGATTCCGGCGGCATGATCGGAGCCGCAGCCATGCTTGGCGCTTCCGGCAATTCCGCAGATTTCATGGCCGGAAGATGTGGATGAGATGGAGGCGTGAATGGTTTCAGTGCCGGCGTTGCCGCAGTATTTGTGGGCGGAGTCAGTTCCGGAACCACCGTGGGCGCGGCGGGCGGCGGCGGAGGCTGCAGAGCTCCGACACCGTAGAGATGCTCCCGCAATTCATCCGGATCGCGAGGCAGGCTGATTACGTCTTCAAGGTTGGGTGTCCACATAGATTAACCGAATCCCGCCGCCTTTGCCGCTCCAAGTCCCATGCCTCCGAGAGTGTTGATGGTAGCCAAAGTATTTTGCAGCCAGCCGCTCTTGCCGCCTTCCAGTTGTGTCTGCAAATCTCTATTTTGCATTTCCTCTTGGCCTAACTGCTGTCCGGTGTCAATGCCATAAAGCTTCATCAGATTCGATCTGGCTTCTTGCCGTTTTTGTTCCGCCAGTGCCGCATCGCCCATGTTGATCTGCAATCCGGTCGAGGCCGCCGCACGGCCTTTCGCTCGCGCTGCTTCAGCAAGAGCAGGAGCAAATCCGGCGGCGTTGCGCGTACGCATGGAATTCAAGCGCGCTTCTCCGCTGGCGCCTGAATTCACTCCACCCAAAGCTTCGTTCCCCGAAGTAATCATGGAAGCTCTCTGGAGGGGAGTATATCCAGTGGGGTTTTGCGCATCCTGCACTAAGCCGGGAATGATGGCATTTTCTTCCGTAGTTCCACGGGAACCGTATTGATCCGCTTGCGCTCCCGCTTGTTTGCCGGACGTCGAAGCAGCTTTCTGCACGCCTCGATCTGCGCGAATCAATATCTCATGGTCGGGAATTTCGTATTGGCCGTCGTGCGAGGCGAGAGTGAATCGCTGGAGTTCGTCGCTCCAAAGAAATCTCGGGTTGATGGTGATTTTTGCCATACCGATGGCTCACGCAATCTCCCCGATTTCAGTTGCAAACTATATCACAAGTTCAAAGTCCAGCAGACATAAGGTGATTTTTTAAATCCCATGCCTTCCATGCGCTTGGCGAAGCTCTTGTCGATCTCCTCCGGCAGCCAGGCCGACAATTGCTCTAACCCCAACTTCCACGCCTCCAGCGCGAACCATCCCTTGAACTCCAAAAGCCATTGCCAGCGCTCGTCCGGAGTGCCCACTTCGTGATTTAGCAGCAGAAAAAGTTCTCCCTGCATTTTACAGAAAGCCATCATGGCCGGGACGCCTTGGTGCTCGTACACCGCGTTGATGATGAATAACGGATTGGGCACAGTGCGGCCATCGACTTCGATGTTCAATTGCGGCAAGCATCCTTCGGGAAGTTCATTGGCGCGGTGAATTTCTTTGGCTGTCTCTAAATCTTTTTCAGTGAACGGTCTGATCATAGAGCTTTGGGCGTGGTGATTCTGACGGTGGCCGGGCGGTGCAGATTATTTCCGAATCCTTGCCCTGCGGATTGCCCATTTGCTGGAGCTGTTCCGCTTCCGGTGGACGGGAGCAGCGTCATCTGAAATGTTCCGCCTGGATCTACCGCTGTAGCCCGTTCGCCGCCGAAACGGATCTTGGAACTTGGTTTTCCACCCGGCAATTGTGAGTAAGAGCGGAAATAAAACTTCTGCGGATTGCCATCGTCATCGAGCGCCGGAAGATTTAGAGGATGCATGGTCCTGCTGGTTCCCATATGCACGACATGCGGCTGTTTGAACGATGGGTCCGTGTCGTATTCCACAAAATAGTGAATACCGCGGCGCAACTGGCTTTGATCGTTGATTACCGCATGCACGAGGCCTCCGCTGGCCTTCACGGTCAAACTTTGCGGAGCATCTGGCGGCGGCAGCGTCGCCGAAGGGTCCGCGCCCACGTTATTTCAAAGATTGGTGACTCCGGTGGCCAGACGGCCGAGCGCCAGCGCCAGATAGCGCCCAAACTCCGGAAGTTTCTTTATATAGTCGAGTTCTCGATCGATATTGACAGCCATGCATCACCTGTTGCGGCCGCTGTACGGAGCAAAGCCCGAAGTGCTCATCAGCATGGTCATTCCCGACAAAGTATAAGCCGAACCGACGCATTGCGCGATGAATTCGATGAACAAACGGTTGGCTTCCTCGTCGAGAGGCACTTCCGCATCGCCAAAAGTTGAAACTGGGAACGTCAGATCCGGCAAAAGTCTGCGCGTGCCAGCTCCGTCAACGTAATTGTTGTGCGCGACGATGCCGAAGCTACCCTGGCCGTCGATAATCAGCGTCATGGTGTCGTAGCCGCAGCGCAGCACGCCAACATTCTGCGCTTGAGCGTCGGAACGCGGCAAAAACGATGAAGTGATGTAGCGCTCGGAGAATGGCGAGCCGTCATCCTCCAAAAGTCCTTCGATTAACTGGAAAATCTTGCCGTTTCCGTCTGAATTGCCCACAAACACCGGAGCAGTGTTGTCAGAACGGGTCAGAAACGCCGCGGAAGGCGCTTTAATGGTCCACAAGGCCCATTTGCGGGTGATTTCCGAGGCCAAAAGCTTGCCTGAATAGCTGCGATGCACTCCCACCGAGGAAGACAGGGCGCTGGCCGTGTTTAATTGCTTGTAATTCAGCTCCAGAATCACATTGGGCGTGGTCGGAGCCGGATCGTCCGGAATCACTCCCGCCGGCAACCATGTTCCGCGCTGCACATTGCCGTAAGCGTCGAGCCAGTAAGTTTTTAGAGGCACGCCAAAGAGAATTCTGCGGTTGATGATGTCGTTCAGCGTCCAGATGGTGTGCTCGAAGTCCCAGTTGATCTTGTTCCAGATGGATTGAATCTCTTCAGAAAGTTTTACTGGCTCTCCTCCGTCGTAAATGTAGGCTCCCGGCTGTCCCGCAAGGATCGCCCAATCCTCTCCGGAGTTTGGCTGGTCGATAGCCGTGGTGATTCCGTAGACGCTGGTGGTTCCAATCGATTGCGACACGGTGCGCACGCCCCATCCGGCATCGGCAACCACAGGTTCCGTGGTTCCATTGTCGGCCGTCGAGAACAGCGAATTCACTTTGCCCATGTAGAACGTATCGAACTCCACGAAACAGCTCTTGATCGGCTGCGAATTCTGCGCGGGCTTGATCACTCCGGTGAGGCGGTCGAAAGCTTCAAAATTCTGCGCGTAAGAGAAGATCACCTGCGTATGCAGATTCGGCGCTTCGGTCGGGAAGGCCTCTTCTCGATCGAGCGTCACCACCGCGCCATCCGGAATATTCTGCGCCCAGATGCGCAGCAGCAGATCCTGGGGAACCGGAGCCAGCATGGTGGTGAGCAATGTTCCACTGAAGAGTTGCATGCGTGTAGTCAAGCTCGATAGCGGAAGAGAGAACGTTCCAAGCGCCGTATGCAGCAGCGGACTGTAGAGATCGATGATCAGATTGCCAGAAGCTACCAATGCAGAGACTGCGGCCGTCACGCGCACGCTGTAAGTCGTCGACGCGTTGATGATATCCACGAGGAATTCATCTTTGTAGGCGGGCTGCGAGATCATTCCGTAAACCGCTTGCGGCGACCCGGTCGAATTAGTGATCTGATACGCATTACCAAAGATTGGCGACGTCACCACACTTCCGCCTGCGCCGTTTGCCGGATCTACCGTCCAGCCCAGCGGGTAAGTCTGCCCTCCGGCGCCTCCTCCGACTCCACCGTCAAAAGAATGATTGCGGAAATTGAATACCTTGTTCTGTTCTCCGATGGCCGCAAGACGCTGTGCTCCGGAGTACGGAACTAGGGCTGTGCATGAACCCAACTCGTAGCACGCGAACAGATTGTTTCCCTGAATATCGATTTCGTCGGCCGCCAGCAGCACTTCATCTGAGAACGACAGCACGACGTTGGTGGTGGTGTTATCCATCACCCAGGTGGAATCGTTGGTGATTTTCTGTCCGGTAATCGGATCGGTGACGAAGACCGGATCCGGAATGTTGTAAAACTGTCCGCCATTGGCTCCGGTGAAGTGGATTACCCGTGCGATGACATTCTCCGGACCGGGAGAAAGATTGGACACCGCGATTCCTGTAGATCCGACGATGATATCAGCCGTGGCGATAGGCGAAGGCTGAGTCAAGAAACCATTGCGCGTCAGGAACGAGTAGCAAAGCTTGCGAATGCCGAAGGCGAAGATTCCCGCAACCACCACGGTGCCTATGCCTGCGATATTTCCTACGGGCTGGCCGGGCTCGAACTTGAAAATGGTTCCAGCCACGATTCCCGTGCCACTCTCCGCAGCCGATGGAATGTCAGGACTCACCAGAGAGATCGAGAAGACTCCCGGGCTGGTCGAGGTGATGGTGGCATTGGAGACGTTGAAGATTCCGCCGCCATTGAGCGTTTCACCCACAGTCACTTTCGATCCGATGGCCGGCGTTGCCCCAGAGATCACGATATATCCGTAGGTCGCAATATTTCCTGCGAGCACGGTCGAAGTGATCTGCAACTGCGCGGCGTTCGTCGAGTCGGTCACCAACCAACTGCCATCGTATCCGGCCGCAGGAGATCCTCCAGTTCCCGCAATTTCCATGGTGCTGCCGATCTGCATGTTGGGAATAGGCAGAGTCGAAGTAAGCGTGGCGGTGGTGACCTGATAATTTCCGTCCGGAGCGTTAGCCTCGATGTGGTCGGCCTGATTCACGAACTGGCTCACAGGCACCTGCACCGTGAAGTACCAGCGACCGAAGGTAGCTCCCGGGGGGATGCCCTCGCCAACGCTAGTTACAGTGTAGTTAGCATCGATTAACTGGCCATTGAACTGGTTATTCGGATTAGCCGTGTCCGCGCCGGAAATAGTTACTCCCACGCCAACCTTAAGGTCCGGATCATTGGTGGCCGAAGGCCCAGGAGGCGAAGAGCGCCCCCAGTAAACTGTCAACACGTTTCCTGCGGCGGTGCTGCCAGGTCCAGCGGACCACAGGAACCCTGAAATATGCCCGGGATTTTCCGGATCGCTTTTCACCGTTGGCTGGGTGATGCTGGCAATTGGAATGGTGCCGCCAACATTCGATCCTGTTCCGGTCGGAGGAGCGCCTGGCCCGACCTGCGAGAGTCGATCAAAATTCGGCGGAGAATAAACTCGCGGGATATCCGTTCCATTCACCAGATCCGAAATAGCGATGTACTCGCGGTTATCGAGCGTTGCGCTCTGCGCGAAACTGTCCGGAAATATATTCGAGAACAGCGGCGCCAGAAGATTTGGAGCGTTGATGGCGTCTTCCTTGTACATGACGCCATTGCTTCCCAAAACAAGAGAAGTAAGTTCTCCTCCCGTTTCAGAAAAGGATTTCATGTAGTTGACGTCGGGAGGCGGATCGGGAACCGAGAAAGCCACCAGAACTTCAACGCTGACAGTGAACGTGACCAGTTCACCGCCCGGTGCCTGCGCCACGATATTCACCGTGAAGTTAGGATCATTGAGCAGCGCCGCGGTCAATTGATCCGTGGTAAATCCCCACAGGTCCGTCGGCGAGCCAAGTGTGACGGTTCCAGAGACCAGCGGCATCTGCACTGTTTTGATGTCCGGAGAAAGAGTTCCGTCCGGTAATTGCAGTTGCACCAGAAGTTCAGCATCCGGAGGCTGGGCGCTCTGGCTTCCGGTGAGTTCGACCTCGACGCCAAGAATCGGCAATCCGGTAGGAGCATCGATGATGGTATATGTGGATCCGCAGCCTGAAGCGATTTGCCCTTGCGGAACATCGACAGGAATATTCAAAGCAAAATTGGTGGCCTGCAAAGTCTGAGAAAGCGGACTACCGCCTCCACCGCAGTCGTGAGTAACCGGAAACGACATATTCTTCATCGCCACTTGCGTCGTACCGCCACCAGCTACTCCGTGATAATTACCTCCGTAAGTCCCTGCGGGACTGTGAAAGTCGGAAGTGTCTGGACTAACGTAGTGAGCGGTGATTAAACTTCCGCTTACTCCAGGGGTCGTTCCTAGGTTTGTATAGTCTGGGTCAGTTTGGGCATCCCGTGGACTCAATAGAAAACTCATCACAAATTCCGTAGCAAGAGTGGTAATTGGAGGTCCGCTGTACGGAGTCGGCGGCGGTCCAGGTTCTGTAAACACACCTTCATTCAAATGCGATACGGTGGGAAGTATTCCGCGAATCACTGTACCGATCACAGTCTGTTCTACTTCTATGACCGGATGATTATAGGTGACCGAGAATGAATAGGCTCCGCCTGCGGCAACCGCTGCTGTCAACGGGCCGCTGAAAACCTGAAGAATTTCTCCGACGGCGACCAGCCTAGTGCCTATTTGAGAAAAGATCGTTCCCAAACTATCGGTAATCCCAATGCAAGCGGTGTCTGCATGAAATAAAGTCCCAGTCTGAATATAAAAAAACACCACATCATTTACCTTCATCTCGTTTACGAGAGGTGAAATGACGTCCGATGCGACATTTCCTATGAAGCTCGGACTGCTGGGACCAGAAATGCTATACGCGATCAGTGGACAGAGACCTGCTTGGTTCAGCGTGACGCTGCCGCCGCTCCATGACACTCCGGCTGGTCCCACCGATTGCGTGAATCCTGCGTTCGATTCAAAAGCATCTTCAGGAAAAGTGAATGCACTGCGCTTCACCGGGCGAGGTCCAACCGCGCCGACCACATAGTCGACGTTGATGGCCCGGGGAGAAGCGCCCTGCGGCAACCCTTCCGGCGAGGCTTCAGTGAACAGCCCGGCGAAGAGCTCCTGTGCTGTCTTGATCTGCGGCATAGGCTCCCGCGATTAGATAGAAGCGTTGCGCTTGACGACGGCCACGAAGTTGATCACTTCGTTCTGCAGCGTGACGTTGTCGATGGTGCTGGGCAACTGCTGCAGCGGCGCGGCTGTCGTGAGAGAGCCCGTGGGCGGAACCTGCAAGCCCATGGCTTTCCCGGTCAGAGGCTGGCGCTGCCAGATGTATCCACTGCCCACATCCGAAGTCAGCAGCACGCGTGCGATGACGCCTGTCGCTTCCGGAAGAGCCAGAATGACGGAGTCGAGTGGAATGCCGCCCACCGGATAATTTCCGGTTCCGACGATAGTCATGCGTCCGGAAAGAGTGGTCGTCTTCTGATCGTTGCTGGCCATGTAATTGGCGGCGGTAATTGAAAATGAAAGCGGCATTCTTTTTCTCCTAGTCTGCCGATGCCTTGGCATCGCGCCAGCTGTGTTGATGGAATCCTGCGCTGGTCAGGCCGCGTGCCCGTGCCGTACCCTAAACCAAAGTCGTATTACCGGGCGTAACCGCACGCCACAAATTTCCCGATGAAAGCTTGAACCCCTGAATGGTCACGTTGTTGGCGCCTGTATCGACCGAAGCGCCGCCTCGTGTGTTGGCTGGCCAAGCGAAGGCGTGGCCTCCAGCGCCATCCTGCGCCACGGCAATCCAGATGACTTGTCCTGCGGTGCCATTGGTGATCGTTCCGAAATTAGCGTCTCCGGTAAGCGTAAGAGAAAAAGCATTCGACAACGAAGCATCGAAGACCGGAGAGCCGGCGTTGAAAGCGACCGAAACATCCAGAGGGAAATCCGGAGGGAAGATTCTCCGCGCCGTGACTGGACCTGCGCCGCCGGAAACCGGACCCGCCAGAAACAGATTGGCGTTCTGATTGGTGAAGTTGATGGTCAGCGTAATCGTTCCACTGGTGGTGATCGGGCTTCCGCTGACGGATCCCGAAAGCAGCGAACTAAGCGACTGCGAGATGGCCACGCTGGTGACTGAGCCGCTGCCGACACCTGCTGCGGTAAGAATATCGGTAAGCAGTTTGAATGTCGGCGCGGCAGCAGGCCCCGAAAGCGGTCCAGCCCACACAGTAAGAATATTCTGCAGCGCTTTACTTAAGCCAAGAGTTCCGTTGGTGATGATCGGCGAGCCGCTGATTGTAAACTCAGGCGGCACAGTCATAGCCACACTAGTAACCGTGCCCGATCCAGCGCCGGAGGAAAGAATCAGAACATCGGGAATGATGATTGTCTCGATGCGCTGCAGCGTGTCGTAAATCACCAGCGTGTACAGCCCTGGATTTGCGTAGAAATCGAAATTGCCGTTGCCGTCGCTGATGACTGGATTTGCGCCGGGAGTCGCTCCACTGCTGTCGGTGAACAATGTAGCCAGCGGCGAAGGCGGAATGATCGAAGTGTTTGCTGGCTGCGTGCAGACGTAGATCAGCACGCCATCGATAGCATTGCCTACCGCGGACTGGATCTGATTCTGATAACGGGTAGCGCTCACTGGACTAAGCCCCCGATACCGCCCATCTGTCCGGTGTCAGCACCATCGCCCTGGCCCGATCCGCCGCCACCGTAACTGGGTCTGCGGCGGTTGATGCCTTGTTGCTGGCGCACGTACGCTTCGGCCATCCCTTGTATCGCAGCATCAGCCGCTTTTTCCTTGGCGGCAATCAATCCAGGTTCGCCGTTATTTCTTTCCGCGTAAAGTTGCGCCATCTTGTTGGCTATAGCGCTCTTGCAATCTTGAACATGGATGATGGTCGTCGTGAAATCCTCCGGCAAAGTATTTAAAGGCAATTGCCCTGAGACATAGCGGAACATCAGATCCATTGTTTGCAGCGAACCGTTCAGGCGGATCTCGTAGTTGATCCATTCCCACTGCCCGAAAAACTGTTGCGGGAAAGAAGAGATCAGTCCTTCCTGCGCTTCACTCATGCGTGCGAAAGGTAGTTGTGTCCCACTGACTCTCTGCTGCAACACGAGCGGCTGCATCAGATCGCCGGGAAGTTTCTTGGTTCCGTGCATGGTCTGGCCGTCGAAGTATCCGTCAAACCCTACGCGCACGTTGACTGCTGGTTCGTTGATGGCTTGCGGTGGAATCTGGTAGATAATGACGTTGTCGCGAATCGGAAATGTCACGCCTTCGTTGCGCAGCGCACGATTCATCCAATCCAATGCCTCATTCAGAAAAGGAAGAGTGAATGGCGAATCGTTGGTGAAGATGCGGCCCTGCTGCCCCCCGACGCCGGAGAAAGTATCACGCGACATCGATCTCACTAACTGCATGATCTGGTCGAGCGTCGGGAAGAGCTGTGGTTGTCCAATGGGCATTGCTAAACTCCTTGGGAGCGCACCGACGCTTCGTCGAATCGGGGTTGCTCCACTTACTGAATCCACACAGCAAGTGGACCGACGATGTACGACGAGCGCCCCCCAGAAGAACGTTAGGCCTGTTGCTGCTTGCGGCCTGATCTCTTGGGCTTCGGCGCTTCGTTTTCCTCGTCTTCATCCACTTCCGCGGCGGCCTTGATGATTCCAAGCTTCACGCACCGTTCGTAGTCGATGATGCATTTATCGCCGAAAGCGTTCTTGTGGTACGCGATGCCGTCCCTCACCGAATCTCCGCAGGTCGGGCAGGACACCATGTGATCCGTGTTCATGTGCCAGTTGGCCTGCTTGCCCAGATAATCCATGGCGAAGTGCATGTTGGGAGTGACATCGCCAACCTTGTGCTGCGCCACCAGCAATTCCGCCTGCTTGACCAGAGAGTTCATGTGGCGCAAGACGATGTCTTTGAACAGTTTGATTTCCGCGTCGAGCTTTTCGGTTTCATCCGGCTCGGTCAGCGACCAGAAGCATCCCCACTTGTTCAGATTGTTTCCGCCTCCGGTAATCGCGGTCTCCGGAGAATCCCAGGAAGCCAGTTGCGATTCCCACTCCGTGCCCGGGAAGGCCTCAGGGTTCAGCAGCGTGGTTGCGTCCTTGCGCCCGTCCATCACTTTGTAACTGATTTCATTCGGGTCGCTGGCCTTGAAGAAAGTTTCCTTGGTGAATGCCGGAATCATGGTGAACGAAAACTTCTGCCCCTTGGGGCAAGCCGGAATCAGGAACTTCGGCCACTTCGGTTCCTGCCGCACCACATACTCGCGGTCCAAAATGTTGTAGATGTAAATGCAGTAGCCCGCTTCTCGTCCCATGTCCTGCACGGAAAGCGTCAAGCCTTCGTGATTCTCTCCGGCCATCATGTCTTTAGCCATGCGCGAAGCTCGAGCCTGGCTCCTTACCATTGCTGCGTTTGGTGCGAACGTTCCCATCGTCTTCCTCCCCGATTTATCTGTATCTTGAAACTAACGGCCGATCACCCTGTGTCAGCCCCGTCTGGAACACCGGGCGAAGTCCGTTGCGTGCCAACTGATCCCAATGCTTTTGGATCGCGTGCATCTTCTGATCAAGCAGCGAAGTGCGGCAACCTTGCCTTGAAAAACTCACTGGCCCGTACCACGCCGGCAGAGAATCCATCATGCGTTCCGTCAACTCCGCATTCTCGCGTGCGGCTTCGGCTTCCGCTTCGGCGTACTGCGCCGCTTCTTTTTCTTCCTGCGTCAGTTCCTGCCACGCCAGAATCAGCGGGATGATCACGTCTATCAGGTAGTGCGAGAGCGGCATGTGCTCGATCTTGAGCTTGTTGTCGACGAACTCCTTGTGCATCAGCGGCACTACAATTTCGTAGCGCCCCTTGTACGGATATTCCGCGGTAACGTAGAAACCTTCTGGACTGTCGTAGCCTCTGCCGTCCGCACGCTCTGCCGAATCTTCTCCTGCGGTCTTCAGCGGAATCCATGTGTTGGCGTAGTACGTTTCCGGAGACCCGTAATGCGACGGCGGCTTCCAGCACATGATCATCCAGCAGGGATTGGCATCGCCCTGATAGCAGTCGCGGTAGTAATGCACGCGGCGCCCGTATTTGTCTTTATCCTCGCGGCCTAAGCGAATGAACTGCGACTGGTTCCACACAATCTTGAAGTGCGGCTCGCCGAATTGATTCCTTCCGAATTTGCGCGTGAGCCGCTCTTGGAACTGCGGAGGGCATTGGCGCGTCTCTCGTCCGGAGATGTACATCGGCTATTCGTCGTCCTCGAGCACGGTATAGATTTCTTCCTCGCGCACCAGAAACAAAGTCTTGTCTCCAGTCGCGTCTTCCATCTCGTCCAGTTGAATGGCGAAGTTGGTGTACAACACCACATCGCCGCGCTCGAGATCGGTAACCTTCGGAGAAAATGAAACCACTTCTCCGATACTTGATCGAGCTTGGCCCTCGGTGATCAGCAGTCCAGCCGCGCTCAACTTGTCGCGTGGATCGATCTTCCGGACCACGACCCACTCGTGCCGCGGACGAAGTCTCTTTCTTTTTTGAGTGCTGATGGGAACTGCGGATTCGGCGCGTCTCTTCACCGTTTCCCGCGCACGTTCAAGCATTGCATCTATGACTGGAACCGTCGCCGTACTTTTCATTCTGTACCCCTATTTACATGAATTGAGGGAAGCCAGGATTGCTCCCAGCCTCCCTCGTGGAAATTACGTGGTGACGGAAGGCACGGCCAAGTTGGTGATGTAGGCTCCGGCCTTCATGTTCGCGTTGAAGAGATTCAAGAACGCGTTGTAGTAGAAAATGGAGCTGGTCTTGTAAGCTCCGGTGGTCGCATCCGGAATCGGCATGGTGGTTACGCCGTCGCCGAAATCGTACAGGGACGGCTCGACAGTTTCCACAATCCCCCATGTGCCAGGGTCAATCGCGTCCATGCGCCCTTGTCTCGCGGTCACCGTAACATGCAGTGGCCGTCCGTTGAAAGTCTTGGGCATGTTCTTCTTGCTCATGTCCAAGGCGCTATCGCCGGGCGGAACGTAGTTCTGCTGCAGCACGTTGGTGTAGAGCTGAGTAACCGCCAGTTCCTGATCGGGTCCGCAGATCCACTCGAACTTTTCTACTTCGTCGGCGTCATCGCCCAAGCCGCGGCGCATCAGAATCCCGACTTTGTAGCCGTCAGTGGTGTTGAGCGCAGCGCCACCCTTGTTGATATTCGGAGTGGACAATTGCCCGGGATAAGTTGCGCGGGAAATGTTCAGCACGGTTCCGGTATTGGACTGCACCTGATAGGTGTAGATGCCGGCAACGCCGTTGCCCAGTGCGCCCGAAGAACCCTGAATCATGATGAAGTCTCCGGCTGCGGTGCCGTTGGGCAGAGCAGTCGAGAAGTACACCGTGTCCAGTGCGCCGTCGACGTACGACACTGTCGCGTTAGCTACGCCGCCAGTGCGCGGTGCGCCGCCTTCCGCCGCGAAGAACTGCACGACTTGCTGTTCCTGCAGTTGGTTCGCTTGGCCGTTCAAGCCCACGATCGATGACGGGTTGGCGCCGCCGAGGGTGTTGTTGTTGACGGTGGCGGTCGCCGGAATCTGCAGCAGCGAGCCAGCCGAATCAGAAAGGAACTGCGCATCGACGCCGCGCATGAAAGAGTTCAGTGAGTTCTTCAACTCTTCCGCACGCAGTGAAATCAATCCGCGCTTCGGGCCGTTGGTGGCGATGCGGGAGAGGTACGTGATCTCGCAGCCAGCGAACAAGCCGATGGGAACGATATCCCCACCTTCCCAGCGGGAGCCAGTGCCGCGCTGCAATCCGTCGCCGTCTCCAGTTGCCTGGAAGATCGCCGCGCCGGACTGAATGCGCCACGGAATCCTGAACGAAGGCCGCGTAGTTCCACCCGCAGCCGTGGTGACGGCGGTCGGATAAGTCTTCGCGCCTTTCTTCATCAGGTTGTAAATCGTTTTGAAAGTTGGAACTAAATCAGGGATGCCTTTTGCAAAATTCTCGAGTTCGACTGCTTGGACGGCAGCTTCCTGTAGCGGAGCCATGAGGGTATATACCTCTGCGCTGACTCAACGCGGCGATTTGGGCATCGCTCTGCCACTTTTCGCGTTGGTGATCCGTCGCATTCAAGCGATTCGGATTGTCGTTCACCCCGATTAAGGTGTCTTGCTATTGCAGTGCTCAGAGCAGAGGTACTTCTACATGCACTTTCTTAGCGCCCTGCATATAGGCCGGTTTAACAGTTTTCCTTCTAAGGTTGCCTGAGCGAATCTAGCTATACACCGCTTCTGATATCAAGCGCAAGTCTTTTTAAGAACCTGGCCGCAAGATCTGCAACGTGGAGCATTTGCTTTGCGCTCCTTGGACGCGTCTATGGCTTCCTGTTTCTTCCGCTCGCATTCGTCTGGAGTGAGCAAAAACTCTCTGTACTTTATATTTGTGAATTCACCTGCGGTATCAGTGGCGAGGTGGGACAATTCTTCCGTAATGCTCTGGACTAAATTCTTTCCAAATCACTAATCACAGCGTGGCCTCGTCGTGCAGCATCAATAGGAATATATCGAACAATTCGAGCGCAATATTTTGGCTGCGGCTGAATTCTTTTCTCTCTTCCAGAAGTTTGCGCGTGCCTTCCCAGTTTCCTTTGCTTTCTGAAATGGCTTTATCCAGATGTTTGATGGCCATGTGCGTGAGGTGACTGCCATGGGATTTATTGATTACCGCGATGGCTTCGGCTTGCACGATAGCCACTTCCTGCTCGGTTGGCGTTCTGATGGGCATTGTTTTGCAGTTTTGGTAGCGGCGGACAGAATCGAACTGTCTACTGTTCAGGTTATGAAGCTGATGCGCATCCGGAGCGCCTCGCCGCACCAATTTTGTAAAGGAGCCATGAGTTGCGGTTGCAACCTACCGGAGTAGTGACTCACAGCCCCCTCGTCATGTCCCGTGACTGCCCGGGGATTCTATCACTACCTGCCAGCGAGAGCCACTAGCTTTGCGCCGCTTTCAAAGCAGATGGCGAATGCTGCGGCCGCGAACATGAGCCTGCCGATTTCTTGAAGCTTGGGGTTGGCAGACAGGGCGTACATGAGCACACCAACGATTCCGATGATTACGCAAACGGATGCAATTAACATTTAGCCCTCCTTTGGGCGAGCACGATAGACTTTCCGCGAACGACTTGTCTGTACTGTTTTGTACCTAGACGCGCACGGCCTTCCAGTCCAGATTCACTGTCTTGCCGTTCTTGAGCACGATGCCTTTGCCGGAGATCCAGTTGAGTTGATCTGTTTTGTTCCAGTCCACATCTTCGCGGTTTGGTTTTGTGACCGCTCCCGAGGCCTGAGTGGTTGCGGTGCGTGCGCCGTTGGTTGCCGCAGTTCCGTTGGCATTTGGCTTGGCTGGAGGCGTCGCTTGCCCGGGCTTCCAGTTGGGATACAGGCTGTTGCGCAGTTCGCGGAAATGATGCGGCAGCAGTTCAGCAAACTTGGCGTTCATGAAACGAATGGTCGCTTCATTGTCGCCCTTGCTCTTTTTGTTGTTGGCCTGGCGCTGGTAGGTTTTGTCCTTGCGCATGGCTGCGTAGATTTCCGATTCCAGATTCTTCAGGAACTTTGCGCGTCCGACCGGAGGAAGCTTGATGTCCTTGAAGAATGTGTCGGTGAGTTTGCTCATCGATGTGTTGTTCAGTTTTGTGACGCCTTCGCCGATGCGCGTGTCCACTTCCTTGGCTTTCTGTTCCGCGAATTCCTGCCGCTCGCGGTCGAAAGCTTCGCGCTCTGGATCCACTTTGCTCTTCTGCTGTTTTTCACCGTTCTTCTGCGCCAGGTTCTTCAGGTGCCCGAACCATGCTTTCATCTGCGCGAACGAATCCGTAACCTCCGGATTCCGCAGTTGCTGCATGATGTCGTAAGCCTTTTGCCCGTCGCCTTCCTCGATCGCTTTCTGGATTACATCGAGAGTGGCGTCGATCCGCGCCATGGCTTTGTATGCGCCGCCGCCGTCCAGACGTGCGTACATCGCCGGAATCACGGCTTGATCAAAGTGCTCGCCGTTTTTCTCCATCAGCATGTCCATCAAGTTTTGTGCCGCGGTGATCGTGGACTCTGGGCTGTTGGCGTAGAGATCCTGCAGTAATGCCGGATCGCCATCCCTGAATTGCGCTATCTCTTTGCGGAAGTCGCCGACCTCGTCCTGCAGAGCGTTGATGCCTTCTTCGCCACCCAGGGAATCGATCGTGGCCTTTGCGCCGCGAGCTTCCTGCACCGTGCCGAATTCTTTTTGGTAAGCGCCCAGCGAGTAGTGTTCCTTGGCCCATTGCTTGGCTGCTTCCGGATTTGTTTTCTTCAGTTCCGCGATGTCTTTGCGGATCTTTAACTCGGCAGGACTGGCGTCTCCGCCGCCGCTTAACTCCGCTTCTTCGCTGCCTTCGTCGCCGGCTTCCGCTTCTGCGCCTTCTGGAGTTTCTGGCGTTGCAGGTTGCGGCAGATCGTCGCTGACTGGCGGTGGCGTGCTGATCGGTGTTTCCGTGGTTTCAACCGCTGCTCCGGTGTCGGCGGTTTCTACAGCAGCGCCATCGGTTACAGCAGTGCCTACATTTCCTAGATCGTCCATTACTTTTTCCTCCCCGATTTTTTCTTACTGTACTCGACTGGGCGGCTGTTCAGGCGCACCCGTGGGTAGTGGTTTTGCGGGTTCTTTTTGCGGCGTTGCTGCAGCAGGCGGACCTGCGGGAGGTTGTGTGGCTCCGGCTGTGGGCGTGATTCCGCCCTTCAGCAGCAACTGATCGGCTGCGCCCTTATCGAGAGCCGCAACATCTTTGTAATTTGCGCTGAGACTTGGCGGCTTGCCTTGCTGTGCGCCCGATGCGGCGGCCTTGGCTTGCGCCGCGGCAACCGTCTCCAAATAGTGCAAGCGCACGTTGGCATATCCGTTGGGCTTTTGCCGCTTGGCTTTGCGCCCTTCGGCGCCGTTCAACCACTGCCACAATGTCGCGGCTTCGGTTTCGTTGTCCTCGGTCGGGCCATCGACAGGAATCGAGGAAGACCACAAAGATTGATCGGCGCTCTGCACATCCTCAGGGCCGGAATTTGCGAGTTGTTGTTGCGCTCTCGCTAATTGAATATCAACAACACCCATGGTCTTCATCTTCTCGAGTTGCTCGTGCGCCAGTTCCCATTTCTGATTAGGCACGGCTTCTGAGGCCAGCAGTAATTCGATTTCCGCCAGTTGCTTGTTGCGGGCCGCTACCTGCGGTATATACAGTTCGCGCAAGCCGATCATACTCTGGAAGAAAGAAACGTTTGCGGCGTTATATACCACCTCGCCCAGCATGGGGTTCTTGGCCGCGTCGTCGAATAGTTTCATCACTGCATTCTTCTTTTGCGTGTAAGTCTCTGGGAAATTCTCGTCGCTCTCGGCGTAGCAAAGAATATTTCCCTTGAGATCGTTGATCTCCAGCTGGATCACTTCGCCGCCGGGAATCTTTTCATTCACACTTCCGTCGCGGCACTTCGCGGCCCAGCGCACCATCTGCTTGCTTGATTCCGCTTCGCATTTCTTCAGCGCGTGCCAGGTCGGCGCAAGGCGACCCAACGCAGAGTCACGTTGAGTGGCAATGGCGACGCCAGAATCTGCCGTTCCCACGTCGCCACCAGCCAGTGCGGGATATGCTCCCGAGAGCAACTCTGCCAAAGGCCCAGAGTATTCCTTGATGAAGTCGGCGAGACTCTGTGGAGGAATGACTGCGGGTTCGACAAAGATCAACTCGGTGACCGGAACGCCGGGCTTCCATTTGAATGGCCGGATATCCCCCGGGATGTTGGTCTGGCCGCGCACCGCTTCCACATTGAATGTTTTGTTGTCCATCCATTTGGTGGGAATGGCCCGGGTAAAGAAATCGTTCATTAAATCGAGCCAGTTATTCAAGCGTTTCTGAATGGGCATGGTCGATGTGCCCATGGCGTTGCGGTTCTGTCCGTCGCCTGAGTACGCTTGCCCGATAGAGATCGAATCGTCCATTGATTCATTGCGCGAATAGCAGTAGGTGTCTCCCGCGTAGCACACCAGACACCCATTCGGAAACATTTCGATGAACTTGTCGCGGATCTCCGCTTTTTCCTTGGGAATCTCCATGAACCATGTGGGGCGCATCCAGATGCGTTTCACCGTGCAGTCGCTGGCGATTGAATCTGAAGTCACGTAGGAAGACTGCATGCCCAGCTTGACGTTCTGTCTTGCGAGGCGGGCGATCTCGCCGTCGGCCGGAGCGTTCGATCCGGACTTGATGTCGTCGGCCACCCACGGAAACATTCCCTTGGCCCGTGCGCAGTCCACTTCGTACTCCAAAATAAATACATCGGCTTCGTTCTGATCATTCGCCGACATCGGCACAATCTTGGTTTCGAGTTTTCCGTGGCAGGTTCGCACTTCCTGGCCGCGAGGCGTGCGCTTCGCTGGAGTTTGTTGCACCTCTTCAGGCTGCGCTTCTTCGTCCTGGGGAACCGCTTCTGAGGTTTCCACACTCTCCGGCGTGGCCTCGGCGGCTGCGCCTTCCACCGGACCTTGCGCTCCGGCATCGGGCGGTTCTGTTTCCGGCGTGATGTTGTCTGGCGCGTCATCTTCTTCCCAGCCGAAGCGTTGCCCGTCCTTCACGAAACGATTCCAGTAAGTCCAGCGGCCGTCGGTCCACGCATAACGCGATGCGTCGGTCTGGGTCATGATCAAATCATTGTTTCTGCGGATGACTTCGATGTATTTGTCGGCTGATTCCGCTGCGGTGATCTGCGCGTCGTCGTTTCCGCTCTCAGGGCCGAAACGCACACCGGGCACGGCGCGGGTCAGCGCCGCGATGATCATCTGTCCTCGAGCCGAATAAATATTCGTGGCCAGCAGCGACAGATCCATCTGCATGGATGGTCCGTAGCCTGTCGATTCACCGGGGATCAGCCAGCCGCCGCCGCGCTGCGGAACTAGGAATTGAAAGCCGCGGTAGAACAAAGCCGCTTCCCAGGCTTGAATCACTTCGACAAGGCGAGCAGGGTAGTCACGCTTCTCGGCCTTCTTCACCAGCTCCTGCATGACTTTCTTTTGTTCGTCGTCCAGTTTCGCGTTGGGAACATTCGAGAACTCGAGGCCCGCAAGCACACCGATGCCGTACTTCGGCTCATCGTGCTCTTGCGTGTCCGACCCGGTCAGCCCGTGCGGAATTGTCGCCGCCGTAGCCATTTATCTTTTGCGAGCTCCTGAGAATATCTGGCCCATGCGCGATTTCTTTCCATCGCTCTTGCCGATACCAGGGAATTTGCGATGCACTGCGGCACGCACTTTCGATTCAACCTCGCCGCCCTTGGCTCCGGCACGAGACAATGCATTGCGGGCGTGAGAGGCATCGGGAATGGGGAACTTGCGCTTTTCTGGGAACACAAATGATTTTGACGATAGCGCATTGCGCCCTGCGGAAGTCAGTTTAGCCATTGGTTCCTCGCATCAGCAGATTTCTCGGCTCGTACCACATCGAGCAATATGCGTCGATGTTCCCAGGAATGATTTCCGATCCGTTCCACTTCACGAAATTAGGTTCGCCGCAGACTTTCTTTTCCCGGTCCTTCAGGAACTTGCAGTTGCCGCACATGCTGCCGCCCTTAGGGACGCGCATCCCCGCTATGTTTTTGTCCTTGGCGGGGTAGTGCGGGATGGGATGGTCTTTCAAGTTTTCTTTTTCGCCTGTTTGAAGATTCGCCCCATGCGCGACGATCCTTTTTGCATGTGCCCCATCGCCGGATTGGCGTGCAGCTCCGCGTGCATCTTGTTCTTCTGCTCGCCACTCAACGGAGAACCGGACGAGAATAAATACTTAACTTGTTTCCTGGTCCAGGGCATTTACGCCATCCCGGGGATCGCGCCTTGCCCTTCTTCCTGCTCGTTCTCGTTCGCCGCTTCGTCCGGTGTTTCGGTTTCTTCTTCGTCTCCGGTATTCATCCCGGCCGCCATCCCTGCGTGCATGTGCGCTTCGTCGGCGCTGCCGTGCGTCGACTTGTGGTGTGCGCCTTTGTGGTGCGAGGTGACGTGATGCATGCCGCCGGCGTGGTCGTGCTTGATGTGGATCTCGTGCGCCGATCCGTGCTTGGCGACCACATCCTTGATCTTCATGTTGGAGACGTCTTGCGTTTGGCCGGAAACACCTGACTGAGGATTTCTGTGCTCTGCGTTTGGCTTGTTCAGTTTGCGTTCGCCTAATTCGTCATGAAGACTTGCCCTCGACGCGCTGTGGTGCGTCGACCCGTCCTTCGCGTTGTACGCCATCTGTTTCTCCCTGTGCCAGCGTGGCTTGCTTGGCTTGCGCCTTGCGCCAGCGTTCATCGTCTTCTCTGATCATTTGTGCTTTGAGACGCTGCCAGGGAGTCCCGCTCAGTGGTTCCATTACAGGCGGTGGCGTTTCGTCGTCGTTCTCGTGCGGAAGTGTAACAGCTTGCAGGCCGGGCGAAAGAAGAATCCGTGTCCTCTGTAGCTCGTCCCGCAACTTATCGTTTTGCACCATAACACGGGAAAGTTCCTCGGCGTGAGTCTTTTTCAGGAACTCGACCTCTTTCTCGAGCCACAGGGTATGCGAAGATTTGAAGAAATCACGCCAACTCATGTGAACAAACCCCTCTTGGCATGCCAGATTCCGTCACGAAAAACTGGTTCACTCTTCGCCAGCCTTATGTCCGACATGTTCGATTCTTTATTGAGCAATTCGTAAAGTCTTCGCTTCGCAAAAAATAGATCGGGTATTTGCTTGGCGAACGCTTCTAGTTCTGCTGCTGAAACACGCGCTTCGGTTAGTGGACCAGGATACGGAAGACGGGATAGCCCGACAAATTCTGGCTCAACCAAATCAAACGTTGGCAAGAATATCTTACGGAATGGCCACACTTCGGACGGCAGCGCCGTAGCAGCGGCGACTCCGAGAATTGACTGCATGAATTTTCGCCTATCCATCACGGTTTTCGCCATATCAGGTGATTAATAGGCCAGACCTTATACAAACCAACCATAAAAGCCAAAATTGCAAGTCGTCCAGGGAACCACTTACGGCGCACGGAAACTACTACCAATTCATGGACGGGAATTTTTTCTCTCACGGCTGCCCCTTCACCCGGTTTACCCAGGAAGGAATTGTCGGCCCCACCGGGCCGCGGCGTTCCTGCGCTTTCTGCTTATTGAAATGCTTGTACATCTCCACATGCCGCCGCATCGGATCTTTGATGCCCGCGAGTTTATCACGAAGCTTGATGTTGTCGGGCTTTTCTCCTTCTTCCTCGAGCAGCACGCCAGCCACGGCATAGCGAGCCGAATCGTTCAGGTCATCCTCGAGCGACAATCCTTTTGGCTTGACCACATCCTCGAGCGAACAGGAGATGCCGTCTCCGCGCACAGCCAGAGGAATCGCCTCGGCCAGCAATGGACACGCCCCGCGCAGCAGGAACAGTTCGTAGCGATCGAGCAGCGAATATATTTTTGACCATCCAGCCACGCGATCCGTGTTGCTGCGCAGCGGTCGCACAATGTTGTTCAGCGCCAGCAGATCTCCAAGATCGTCGGACACGCTGCGCTTGATGCCATTCCTCTTGCTGGTCTTCATGAACCGTTCCCAGGAGAAATGAATGCTGGAAATCGGCGCCGGGATGCAGTCGTCGCGTTCATCCGGCTCGAAAGCGTCATCCGCATCGAGAGGCTGTTCCACCAGCCTGCGCATGTTGATGGTCTTGCCGATTTGCGGAAGCATGGCCATGAATTGCTGCCCCTGCTCCTCGATGGTCATCTCATGCAGAACCAGTTCTCCGATGCATACGTTGACGATCCGCGCCCGGGAGAATTCTCCGACAGGCAACCGCGGCTTGAGTGTGGCCTTGGTCCAGAAAGTGATTGTGGCGTAGTGTCCGAATCCATAGTCCCAGCCGACCCACACCGGATTCCATGGCTCGAACAGAAAAGATTCCGCCGGCAGGATGTGATTGGCCGGATCCCAGTTGTCGAAGTATTGTCCGGTAACCGAATCGAGACGCCCCCAGCGAATCTTGTCGCGCAGCGGCGAAGCTTCGAGCTTCTCGATATATTCCTTATCCTCGGCGTAAATCGGATTTTGGTCGACAGTGGAGTGAATGAACCAGTAGTCCCGCGGCTTGTATTTATCCGGATCCATTCCGAAAACAGGCTGCTTGTCGATAAACAGTTTCTTGATCCAGCCCCAGCCGATGCCCATGGGGTTTGTGGACCCGGCCATGCACGGGCGCGATCCACGTATCGGGCAGCGGTTGCGTCCGGCGAATGCGTCCCAGATGGGAAAAGGGAACTCTCCTAATTCCTCGAATCCCACGAAAAGGAATTCCGTCGACAGGAACTTGCTGACGTCCTCGATTCGTTCGCATGCGCCGAAATATAATTTGCTCTGCCGGTATTCCTGCTCGCCGTCGGCGCCGATCTTTGGCGTTCCGTCCTCGTTCCATTGCAGCACTGGAGGCCAGTACACGATATGGTCCGACTGGTTGTAGGTTCCTTTCTGCTGCGAACCGCGTTCGTATAGACCTTTGGGAATATCCGCCAGGAACTTGTCGATCACCGTGCGCTTCAGGTCTGGAATCGTTTTGCGGAGGATGATGTTGTTGCTGCCTGGAACCGCTTCCGCATGCAGGATTCCTTCCATCAAAAGAGGCCGGGATTTTCCGCTTCCGAACGAGCCAACTTGGAGTCTGTATTTTGCTCCGGATAAATGGAAAGCTTCCTGATGCGCCCAAGGCTCGTAGAAATCGCTAATGCGGATCTTTTCGTGCGGGGCAATTATGTCGAGGTCTGTTGCTGCTGTAGACATTCCGTTCAATCTTCTTTCAGGAGTTCCACCAGCCGGAATCTTTCCGTCCGGTCGTTGGTCATGGCGATGAGCAGCATATCAACAGTGTGCTGCCGGCGAACTTTTCTGCCCAGCCCGTTCAGGTCATTGCGCAACTGGCGGATCTCGGCGCGTGAACCTGAAATGATTTTGCCAGCAGTATATACAACACCGACAACGAATACGGAGACAGTAATCCATTCGGTCACAGCCGATGCTCCGCAGGTATTTTGGCTTCGCACTCGTACAGCTGTTTGATCAGAGCGGAGCGCCTGCTGTTTCTGCCGTTGTGGTTTCTCTCGAATTCGTCGAGCCTGGCACGCAACAGTTCACGCTGTACGTAGGGACGCAAGGCATCGCGCAGGTCGGCGACATCCCGTGCGCTGGGTCCATTTCCTGTTTTAGCGTGGCGATCTGAGAATGCGATAGCGATGGAGACCGCAATGGCGGCGAGTCGGCCTTCAGGACTTTCTTCATGCACGAAGCGTCCATTCATAGGCTTGAATTTAAAAAAGGGCCGCTCCACTCCCGGGGAACAGCCCTCACCCGTACTGACACTATCCGGAGTTGAGTCTACTTTTAGGCGGGACGTTCTGCAAGGACAATGCTTGGTGATTATTCTCCAGGTTGCGGTTTTGCGCGGCTGGTGGCGAGAATGGCGAGAATTTTCTGCGTGGTCAGTCCACCGTTTCCTTCAGCTTCGCGGAACGCCGCAGCGGTCCACGCCAGATCGGGAGAAAGAGCCAGCAGCAAATCGGAAGTGGCCAGCGGCTCCGTGCGCAGTGTGATCAGATCCGTCTGATCGAGCACCAGCACTCTGGAGCCGTCGGCGTTCTTCAGCGAAATCATTTTCAGCCGCGCATAGAATCGAGATTGGACTTCGAGATCACATCTTGTTTGTGCGCGAGGATGGCATCGATCGCCGCTTGCACTGCGGCCAGCACTTCGGCCGGGGCTTTGCCGCCCTTGAGGCCAGAGAGAAATGGAAGAAGGAACTGAATGCCCAGATCGAGCAGAGTTAGGTACATTTCTACTTCCCCCCCGTGGCGGTTTTGAGATCCGCAGAAATCTGATTGTAGTTGGTGATCGCCGCACGTAATTTCGCTTCGGCCTGCACGCCAGCGGCGGTATGCAAGTCTGGAGCGTTGCACGCACCGCCAGCATTGAAGTCTGGACCGCTACAGTAGACGGTGATGGCGTCGATCAAGGCATCTTTTGCGCCAACCGCTTTCCCGAGATCCACGCAAACCGTCGAGGTCGCAGCCGCCGGACATTCGGGATGATTCTGTTTTTCCTTGTCGAGAAAAGCTTTCGCTCCGACCACAACGTTGTACGCCTGGCGCTCGAGGGGAGAACAGCCAGACAACGAGAATGCGAGGAAGAGAAGTGCAAGTTTTTTCATCGGAGCTCCTTGGTGCGAGAGTCTAACACAAATCAATCCTCGCTGGTCACTGCCCGTTGTACGCTGGTATGGTTGCTTGGGCGCTCGACAACTTGAGCGAATCTGCTGCTCTGCCAAGTCTCTACATGGCCACCAGCGGCTTCATACTCAATTTTGACCTGCGGGTACTCAAACGGATGATCGTCTATCTCAGTTACTTTGCCAATAATCCAGGTACCAATGATCTGAACTTTGTCGCCTAGCTTTATGTCGCTCACTTGCTTTTCCTTTCCGCCCTGCGCCAGATGGCGTGACTCCCATGATATTGCTCCCAGTGTGCGCGTTCTTCTTTTGTCGCTGGCCTGCCGTCCTTGAATCCTGAACAGCCGCAGACCGCACACGTCTTGCTCGCTCCGCGATTATGTTGCGAGCGATAATCGCCGCAGAAGCATGTGTCACTGCCGTGCGTCATTGCCATTCCCTCCCCTTAGCCATTCGCAATTTCTAGTAGCACGTCTGCATGACAAGGCTGGTCTAGCGCGCACCAGCACGCCAAATCTTTTCCGCGAAGCCGATCAATCAATCCTGCTGGCTGAACCTTGAGCAATCCAGGCAGGTAGCGCTGATACGCTTCCACAACTTCCTGCGCGGTTAGTGGTGGGTGCGACTTCGGCCCACAATCAGGATGGTCACAATCCCCGTTGCTTATGCGAAAAGGGTTACCCCAAATGGTAGGACGGCCAACGTAGACCGCATTTGTCGGCATCTTCCAGCCCTTCGTGCGCTTGCGTTGAATCCGCTTTGGCATCCTTCCCTCCCCTTAGCTCCGTGGCTCTGGCTAGTCACAAGGGCGCTCGATATTCCACGCTCTTAACGGCGGTACGTCGTACCCGCATTTCTCTTAAGTTCTTGGCCTTGACCAAGAAGCGGTTCCTGGTGAAACCGCGAGTGCCCATGTCACTAGCCCCGTCCCTCTTTCTCTGTTCACAGGTGGTGAGAACCAGTGTCATAATCTCTTGCACCAGAAAATACTCCACGCCTGCAATGCCGTAACGATACGCAATCTCTTCTGCCTTCTTACGAATAGCTACAACGTCCTGTTGTCCCTTCTGTTGCTCGTCGCTCATTGGACTTTCCCTTCAATTTGCGCGAATGCCATCTCATCTGCTTTTTGCGGATCGGCAGGGATAACAAATTGTTGTTCTAGCTTTCCCTCAAACGGCGGATGAGTGACGTGTGAAACTCTCACACTGCCATCTTCCAGCCGTTTGAAGTACCAACCATCTCGCCAGTGAAAACCGCTTTGTATGTCGCTCATTTTTGCTCCTTCGTGTCCGGCTGCGTCGGGGAATGTTGTGCGGTGTTGGTGGCCGCAAGGGCTGCGTCATGGCAATTGCTCCTTATAGTAACCGCCCAATTCCAGAAAGTGTTTTCTAGCTGCCATCCACCAATCAATCGAGCCACGCAACACTTTGCTATCAGCGAACTCCCGCGATACCTTCCACTTTCCCCAGAAATTCTTTAATGCAAGGTCGCGTACCGTCCAGTGATTAAACTCGTCCTCGCACTGGTGCCGTTGCAGACATTCGATACAGAACGATTCGCCGCAGGCTTCGCAAAAACGGCTGGCATAGCGCGGCTGTGGTGAATTGGGGTCGTCGCATCCGGCACAGCCTCTTGAGCAATGCGCATGTGCTCCTCCGCAAACCGGACACCATTCAAAGGCGTTTGAGTTTGCGCTCACGGCTGAGCCCTCAGCGTCGGGGTAGCGGCCAGCTTCCAGTTCATCAAAGCAACTATTTTATTGTGGTCATACTTGAGATGTGCCACTTCGTACAAGATTCTTTCAGCGTCGTCATACTCGGCTGATTGTCCCGGCAAAGGAACCTTCTCTGGCGGCTGCGTCGGGGTAGCGGCGCAATCTGGACATGCTGCAAGCGTTCCTTCGTATGCTTGCTCGGCGCTGGCACGAATGGCTGTAATCACATCATCACGCGCCACAAAGCGTATCTCGCCTTCTGAAGTGTTGCGAGTAGCCTTGATGTAGCCCAGTTTCATCACCTGCTCGACCGAGCGCACGCGCTGTTTGGCTAATTCAACTGGAAGATTAACGTCCTGCGGTGGCTTCGGGGTGGCCTTGCTAGGAGCCTGCCAGCGCGCTTCGATTTCATTCACAACGGCAGCGTCGTCTGAGTTTAGGGCGGCACCCGTCTCTTTTTGGAGTCCGCGCAAGTAGTAGATCAACATATTCACGTCCCATCGCGGATGCCACTCAGACGGGAGCACCTTCGCGC